CGTCTGGCCCTAGTGGTCGGGCGGGGCTTTCGCGTGCCCTNACAGCGCTGTACAGCGNNAGTATGTTCCAAGGTTTGTCTCAAGAGTGACAGAGTGACGTTTTAAGCCCCAACCGGCAACCAACTATAAAAACGTAAGGGTGATCCCCGACTCNCCTTACTTTCACCACATCACCACTCCCTGGTGCGTCGGCAAGGGCGACACCCCCGGCCTCTACGCGCAGACCTAGGGCTCTTGCCCCTCCCAGCGGCGCTCTTAGCGGTTTACCGCCCCCGTCTGGTGCTTGGCACTGGGTGGGGGTTCTTTCGTGGCTCAGGCGGCCGTACAGCGAGGGTATGTACCAACGTTTGTCTCACTAGTGATGAAGTGACGTTTTGACCCCCAACCGACAACCAACATAAAGAACTCAGGGGCAATCCCCGACTAGCCCTAACTTCACCACATCGTCACGCCGGGCATTCGACTGACTCGAGCGTGGGTGGAGGTGACCAATGCTGGAAACGTTCCACTTCAACGGTGCCGCTGTCCGCACGCTGGTTCGGGACGGTGAGCCATGGTTTGTCGGCCGTGATGTTGCGCTGACCCTGGGGTACAGCAATCCGCGGGATGCGCTCAGCAAGCACGTCGACCCTGAGGACAAGGGGGTCGCGATTTGCGACACCCCTGGCGGACCGCAGCGGCTTACGACGGTCAATGAGTCCGGCCTCTACGCGCTGATCTTTGGCAGCAAGCTTCCCGCCGCTCGTGCCTTCAAGCGCTGGGTGACCAGTGAGGTTCTGCCCACGCTTCGCCGGACCGGCGCGTACGTCTCGCCTGACGCGACGGCTGAGCAGCTGTCCGCGCTGGCCGCCCAGATTGAGGCCATGCGCGGTGACGCCAATCACACGGCGATGCAGGGCGAGAACCGGGGTGGGGTGACGTTGCGGGCTCTTGCCGACGAGTGGGGTGTCCCGTACCCGGTCGCGTTCGAGGTGGCCGCATCGTTCGGCGACATCAAGCGGATCGACGCTAACCGCAACTACAAGGTTCAGCCCATCGCTATCCAGTCCGGCCGCATGGTGCCGGGGGATGCTCTGGGCTGTGCTCCGCGTGTTACCCGTAAGGGCCGTGAGGCGTACAGGAAGCGGCTGGAGCGCTGGCATTCGACTCACTAGAGGGGTAGTGAAGGAGGGTAAATGTCAATCGAGACAACGAAGGGTCGGGGGCCGCGCTTTTATTTCGACACAGCGGACCCGTCCGTGAAGTATCCGGGCGTGACGTCGATTCTCGACACGCTGTCTAAGCCGTCGCTTCCGAACTGGTATGCGCGGCGGACGGCAGAGCTGGCCGTTGATTCCCTGGGCTTTGTCGGGGAAATGGCGGATCGTGGTGGTCGGGAAGCCGCCGTTCAGTATCTCGCTGGTGCCGCTCGCCGGTACACGAAGGATCGGGCGGATATCGGCAGCGAGGCTCACGACATGTTCGAGCGCATGATTCGCGGGCAGCGAGTCGGCTACGTGTCACGCGATATGGAGCCGTTTAAGCGGCACTTTGGCGAGTTCCTGGACACCGTTCAGCCTGAGCTGGTGCGCGCTGAAGAGGTGGCATGGTCTGACCGGCACAAGTACGCCGGGTCCTTCGATGCCACGCTACGGCTCCGTCTGGACGACCGGGGGAAGCCGGACCCGCAGGGGGATTCCGCGCTGGTCATTGCCGACTGGAAAACCGGCCGGAACATTTACCCCACGGTGGCGCTTCAGATGAGCGCTTACGCACACGCTGACGTGGTTGTTGCCCCGGACGGGCAGCGGGCGCCTATGCCGGTCTATGACGGCGCGTGTGTCCTGCACATCACGGCGGACGGTTGGGATTTCATGCCGGTCCGTATCGACTCTGAGGACGTGTTTTCCACGTTTCTGCATCTCCGCGCTGTCTTCGATTGGGAGCGGGAGATTTCCAAGACTGTCATTGGTGACAGTATCGCTGGGGGTGATGCTGGGTTCGTCACTGGTACGCAGCGAAGGGGTAAGTAGCGCTAGGCATTCGACAGGCTAGAGAGACAGTGAGAGGGGTTGGCGGAAGTTCCGCCCGCCCCTATCACCTACTAATCCAGTAGGTGCTTCCTGGAGAGAGGGGTTCGTCTATGGCTCTGCGTATCTTCGACACTGACCCTGACGCAAGGCCGAAGAAGCGCGAGAGGAAGGCTTACGAGGAGTACGCCTTTCAGTTCCGGACCGGTCGTGTGGTGAATGGTCGGCCGGTGTCGCTGGCGAAGTGGCGTGTGCTGGCCGGTGACCCGAAGGTTGCTGAGGCCATTTCGCTCCTGATGGGCGGGACCGTCGATGAGTGGGACCTGACGAAGGAAATGTGCCTGGAGGTCCTGACGGACACTGATTCCGTTGAGATCGTGGTTNCGGGTCCTGACGCCATCGAGGACAAGATGATTCTCTGGGGTCGCTCCGGTCCTATCCACGAGTGCGACGGCGAGTTCTTCCTGTCTCCTCCGGAGGATGCCGGTAAGCCGTGCGGTTGCCCGCGTTCCCTGAAGGAGCGGAAGGCCGCTGCGAAGGCCGGGCGTGCCCCGTCTCCCTCGATCACGGTTCCTTTCCGCCTGGCCCATGACTACGATCTGGGTCTGGGCAAGTTCATCTCTTCCTCTTGGAAGTTTGCGGAAACCATCCACGAGGTGAAGAACGATCTCGCCGCTGTGGGTGAGGAGGCGCTGTGCCGACTGTCCATCGAGCTGGTCGAGTTCGACTTGCCGGACGGTGAGCACGTGAAGTACAGGAAGCCCCGCCTTGAGGTTCTGGGCTCCTGGAACGACGCAATTGCTGAAGAGCGGTAATGGTGAAGCGCGACAAGCCTAAGCCGTTCAACTGGCGGGGAGCGCTACGGTGGATGTCCGACGAGACAATCAAGCAACCACTGTGGTGCTTCCCGCCGGAGGCAGTAAAGCCGGTCATTTCCGAACGCCGACGCCGTTTCGGTTGGGATGACGGCGATTTCGACCCCGAATACAACTGAGGAGAGAGAATGCCGCTTTACGAGGTTCGCCGCACTGACACCGTTCAGCCCGGGGAGTTCGTCAACGCTCTCGTCATCGCTGGCGGTACCGCGCAGGCTCGTGCCGCTGTGCAGCACCTCGAGGGTGTGACGAAGAAGAACGTTGAGGCGGTGAAGGTCGACACGAACGGCCGGAACGGTGTCCGCCTGCTGTCCATCTACAACGACGAGCGGGTGCCGGTGACCGCCGGTGAGCCGGACTGGATTTCCTGACCTCCAGGTGCCTAGGCCCGTGGGTGCGTCNCGCACCTTCGGGCTTTTAGGCATTAGGAGGGAGACGTAGATGCGTTTCAAGGTTGGTCAGAGGGTTCGGTACAAGCGCGGCGTTGCGGAGATCCTGAGCGGACCGCACCCGTCACCGGGACTCGACAGATACCTGATCAAGAAGGCCGACGGGAACGTTTCGCTGGTCGAGGTCAGTGAACTGTCGCTCCTGCACCCCCAGCGTGAGGAAATCGCCCGAGAGCTGGCCGAATGGTTCTACGTGTGCGGTTGGGAGCGTCTGGGTGATGAGCGGCGTGGGATCGTGTACAACGCCACGGACGCGATTCTCACGATCCTGGAGCGGGATTGAGGCCCTAGCAGGGAGGTTTGGCCAGTGGGTAAGCGCGGGGTTGTCACCGACTACGCGGGAAACGAGCTGTATCCGGGCGATCTGGTGGTCTATGCCGCCCGGCAAGGCAACAGGGTCAGGCAGGCTGACGCTGTGGTTTTGGAGGTCACAGCGAAGCAGGCGGCGGTGGCCGGTGTTGGTGCTGTCTTGGTGCCGGTGTTGCGCGTACAGCCGACCGGTGTTGAGTCGGGTTTCACGAAACGGCGTACGGTCACGCCCCAGTGGATTACCGCTGAACACGTGCGCCTGATTCAGAGGGGGTACGGAAGCCAGTGAACGACATGTTCAGCGAGGCGAACCGCGCAGCGTCCTTGATCCGGGAAATGTATGAGGCGTTCTTGCGTTTCGGGTTCAGTAGTGATGAGGCGTTCGCGCTGCTGCTGACTGTTCTGAGCAGGGGCTGATGGGTGGCCGGATGGTCGGGTAACTGGCTGTCCGGCCGCTTTGCGTTCGAGCACCTACTAAAAAGAAGGTGGTTGGATGGTTCGACGGATCACGGGCAGCTACGCCCCCGCCCTTGGTGACGTTCGCGCTATGGGTGCCGGTGACATTGTGGCGCTGGGCGAGGGGGCGACTGACCGGCGTGATTGGCCGCGCTACGCGGAGGCGATCATGGCGGCTGTTTCGAAGGGGGCTGAGGTTCGATGGTTGCGGGCGTGACCCGGTGCGCTGGCTACTGGGGGCGACTATGAAGATTTGCCGTATTTGTGGGCGGGCCAAGCCTGCTGAACGTTTCCTCGCTGGTAAAGCTAAGCGGGTTTCCAGCGCGTGCGATACCTGTCGCCGTAAACGTGCTGCCGAGCATCGCAGGCGGTATTACGCGGGGCTGTCGCCGGACAAGCGGCATACCCTGACGCAGCGGCGNCGGGCGAACGCCTATGGCACTGAGCACGAGGAGTACAGCCGGACGGCGATTCTTCGCCGCTGGTCCTACTGCTGCTGCTACTGCGATCGGTTCGCCACGCATCTAGACCATGTGCAGCCGCTCAGCCGGGGCGGGGCCGACAAGGAGTCCAACATGGTTCCGGCGTGCGCTGACTGCAATCTCAGCAAGGGGTCAAAGACGCTCGCGGAGTGGGCGGAAACATTCGGTCCTGAGCCTCCTCCGTTCTAGGCATTCCACTCGCTCACCCATTAGTGGAGGGAAAACGCATGGAATTTGCTGAAATCCTTGGTCGCTTCAATCGGGTGAGCGAGGAGCCGGACGGGGGTTACCTGGCGCAGTGCCCCGCGCANGGTGACTCCCGTCCGTCGCTCCGTATCTGGCGCGGGAACGACAACAAGGTCAGGCTCACGTGTCGCGCTGGCTGCAAGACGAAGGCGGTCATTGACGCTGTTGGTCTGCGCTGGGGTGATCTCTTCAACGCGACAGGGGAAGGAAAGACGGTCCCGATGGAAAAGCCCACGCTGGTGACGGACCGGCATACCGGCGCACTGGCCCTGTACGTTACGGCGTGTGTTGAGCGCCTGGACGGGGACGACACCTGGGCTGAGCGGGCGCGGGACTACGTGGTTGAGCGGTTCGGTCTGGACGCTGACGCTGCGATGGAGCTGGGTGTCGGCGTTGACGACACGACCGTAAACCCGCTCTTCCCGTACCTGTCCCGCGCGTACAAGGCGTACCCCCGGGTTACCGTTCCGCTGTGCGGTTTCGACGGGACCCCGCGCGGTTTGCAGGGGCGGGACCTGACCGGCAAGTGCCCCGGCCGCTGGGTGTCCCTGATGAACCCTGAAGGCCACCGGTGGGCGCCGTATGGGGTTTTCAGGGGAGAGGGTGGCTATGGGGTCACCCTGGTCACTGAGGGGCCGGGAGACGCGCTTACAGCGGTTTCTGTGGGGTATGACGCTGTGGCGGTGCGCGGTGCTGCGCTGGCGGGGTCCCCCGAGCTGGTGGCGGAACTGGCCGAAGGTCTGCGCGGGACTCAGGTGATCGTCGCCGGTGACAACGACACGGCCGGGACCACCTTCAGCCGTCGTCTCGCTGAAGGGCTTGCCGACCACGGGGTCACGGTCTATGTGCTGGAGATCCCGGCTGAGGGCGATGACCTGACCGACTGGAGGCGGCGTGACCCGCTGGCGTTCCCCATGCACCTGCACCGGGCTGTGAAGGCGGCTAAGCCGGTGAAGGTCCGGGCGGAAGCGGAAGCCGAAGCGGTCAGCCATGCACTGAGCGAGGCGACCGGGGCGGATATCGTCAGCAGGGATCAGGGACAGGAAGCCGCCCGTATCCTCGCTGGTCTTATCGACCGGTACGGCGACAGTGATGCCATGAACGCTCACGCGCTGGTGGCTTGGTGTGACGGTCGTATCCGCTGGGCTAAGGGGCTGGGATTCCTGGTGTGGAACGGCCGGACGTGGGAGCAGAGCGAAACCCGCGTACGGCAGGAGATTCACCGCATGGGGGCGGCGCTGGTGCTGGCCGGTCGGGTGAAGGAAGCGCGTGGTTTCACCATGACGAAGCGAATCAATGACCTCATGACTGAGCTGTCGGCGATTCCCAGCGTCCAGGTGGAGGCCGATGATTTCGATAACCGGCCGGATCTGTTGAACTTCCGTAACGGCACGGTCGATCTGCGCACCGGCCAGCTTCGCCCGCACTCCAAAGACGACTTGCTGACCCACTGCCTGGACATCGACTACAACCCGGACGCTCGGTGCCCGCGCTGGGAGCAGTTCCTCGCAGAGATTTTCCCGCAGAACCCGGAGATGGTTCCGTACATGCAGCGGCTAGTTGGCTACGGGATCACCGGCTACACGGATGAGCAGTGTTTCTGCGTGCTGTGGGGGAAGGGGGCGAACGGTAAGAGCCTGCTGACCGACACGCTGACGAACGTGTTCGGCGCGGTTTCGAAGACAACCCCGTTCGCGACTTTCGAGGAAAAGCCGTCCGGCGGGATCCCCAACGATGTTGCCGCGCTGCGTGGTTCCCGGCTTGTGCTGGCCAGCGAGGGGGAGAGCGGCAAGCCCATGTCTGAGGGCNTCCTGAAGCGGGTCAGCGGCAAGGACAAGCTGACGGCCCGGTTCATGCGTCAGGAGTTCTTCACGTTCACGCCGACCTTCCTGCTGTTCCTGGCCACGAACCATAAGCCGAAGTTTAAGGGGCAGGATGACGGGCTTTGGCGGCGCGTGAAGCTGATCCCGTTTCGCCGGTTCTTCGCCCCACACGAGCGGGACTACAGCCTGGACCGGAAGCTGATGGCGGAAGCCGAGGGGATCGCCGCGTGGGCTGTCCGTGGGGCGGTTACTTGGTTCCGTGATGGCTTGCAGGACCCGCCGGTGATCGTCGACGCGACGCGGGAGTATCAGGAAACGTCTGACGCGCTGGCTGGCTTCTTCCCTGGCGTTCTGGTGCCGGACGAGGGGGCGACCATGAACGGGAACGAAGCGTACAACGCCTATCGTGATTGGTGTGAGGCTGAGGGTCTGCCCAACAAGGAAGTCTGGTCTCGCAGAGCGTTTTACGACGCAATGGAAGAGCGAAAAGTGACCCGGAAGAAGACAAACAAGGGGATCGCCTTGGTCGGCGTGCGTCTGGCTGATGCCGCCACCGACCCGGCCGGTCACGGCATCTTCGGTAGCGACTGACGCCGTCCGCTTACGAGGGGGTCACCTACTAAGAAAGTAGGTGGCCCCTTCCCATGCCCGAAGGGGGTTCGCTTGAAGACCTGTAATCGGTGTGGGCAGACAAAGCCACTGGACAACTTCTCGAGGGACAAAAGGTACCGGGATGGCCGACGAAGCGACTGCAAGGAGTGCCGCCGGGACTGCGTCCGGAACTGGCGTAGGGCCAATCCGGACCGTGCGCGGGCGTTGAATCTCAAGCACAAGTATGGGATAACCGCCGACGAATACGCGGCCAAACTGCGCGAGCAGGGGGGAGGGTGCGCCATCTGCGGCAAAACCCCTGAACAGAACGGCAAAGGCCTAGCGGTCGACCATGACCACTCTTGCTGCCCCGGTGCGCGTTCGTGCGGGAAGTGTGTCCGCGGCCTGTTGTGTGACACGTGTAACCGGGGCATCGGCAACTTTAAGGATTCGACTGAGCTGCTGCATGCCGCTGGGGCGTATCTGCAGAGGGTGGACAAGTGAAGATCTACAATTATCAAATCGCGGGTGACCCAGTACGCGTTTACGTGCCGGAAGCCCCCGTCGACCTGAAAGCGTTTGAAACCTGGCTGCGCGTGGCTGAGAAGCGCGGGCCGATCGCGCTGGACACTGAAGCATCTGGGTTGGACGTCTACAGCACCGGGTACCGGCTGCGCACGGTGCAGTTCGGTGACCGGAATGCCGGGTGGGTGATCCACTGGGAGCGAGGCGGCGCGTTCCGCGAGGCTGCACTAAAAGCGCTTCGGAGCGTTCCGCGTTTTCTGGTGCATAACGCCCCGTTCGACTGGGCGGTTATCGACCGGCATGCCAGCGTGAGCCTAGAGAGCCTCGCCCCGCGCACGACGGACACCCGCATCCTCGCTGCCTTGGTCGACCCCCGGCAGCCGCAGGAAGGTGGGCGAGGAACGGCGCTGAAACCGCTCAGTGCGTGGTATATCGACCCTTCCGCGCCGGACACTCAGGCAGACCTTACAGCGGTATTCCGCAGTCACGGGCTGACAAAAGGGGACGGCTTCGCCCGCATCCCGCTGGACGACCCCACCTACAACCTTTACGCCGGTCTAGACGTGATCCTGACGGCGCGTTTGGAACCCGTACTGCTGCGTGAGTTGGACAGGCTGGAGGTTCGACCCCGGCTGATCCAGTACGAGCACGAGATCGCCCGTATCTGCGCGGTCATGCAGCGGGCGGGAATGCTCCTCGACGTGCCGTACACGAAGGCGCTGGCGACACGCCTCGCCGAAGAGGAGGAACGCTACGCGGCTGTTGCGCTGGCGTACGGAGTCGAGAACATTAACGCCCCTCGGCAGGTGGCTGACGCCCTGATCAAGATGGGCGAGGATCTGAGGGAGCGTACGAAGACCGGCGGGGTCAAGGTCGATAAGGCGGTGCTGCTTCGGCTTGCCGACCTTGACCGCGACTGGAAGCGGTTGGGGCAGCGTGAGCCTAACCCGCTGGCTGACGCCATTATCCGCAGCAAACGAGCGGGGAAGTGGCGGACGGCGTACGCGGAAACATTTCTGGAGGTCCTGGACGCTGATGGGCGTGTTCACCCGTTCATCAATAGCCTTCAGGCGCGTACCGGCCGCATGTCCATCACGCGTCCGGCGCTTCAAACGCTGCCGTCGAGTGACCAGACGATCCGGCGCTGTCTGCTGGCGGAACCGGGGCACGTGATGGTGTCGACGGACTTTCAGGCGATCGAGATGCGCGTGCTTGCTGCGCTGGCGGATGTGAAGAAGATGAAGGACGGCTTCGTGAACGGCGGATCCGATTTCGATATTCACATGTACACGGCGCGGCTGATCAAGGGCGATGCGGCTACGGTCAAGGACCGGAAATTGTTCAAGGGTGCCGGTTTCGGCAAGGTGTACGGCGGAGGTGTGCGCACGCTGGCGAGGCAGACGGGTACGACCGAGGAGGAGATGCGCCGAGTGATCGAGGCGTACGACCGGGAGTATCCGGAGATCCGCCGGGCGTCCGCTCGCTGGCAGCGTCAGGCGCGTGAAACGGGTCTGGTGCATGTGTCGATCACTGGGCGTCGTCTCCCGTTGGACCGTGACCGCATGTACGCGATCGTCAACTACGCGTGTCAGTCGGTCGCCCGTGACTGTCTGGGGCAGAGTCTCATTGACCTCGAGGCGGCGGGGTTGCTGCCGTATCTGCGGCTGCCGATCCATGACGAGGTGGTGGCCAGCGTCCCGGAGCGGGAGGCACCGGAGATTGCGCGGGAGATTGCCCGCTGTATGACGTTCGATCTGCGTGGGGTGCCGATCGTCGCTGATTCGGACATCGGGAAGCGGAGCTGGGGCAGCCTGTACGGCGCTGACGAGTGACCGGGGCGGCCACCTACTTTTTTAGTAGGTGCGTCGCACCCGGCTGTACCTGACGGAGTGTCAAGGAACAGTGTTCGAGTGTGTTACCGAGGGTACCTGCCGGTCACACCGGGCGTCTAACCCATGCAGATTCCGTGAAAGATCTGTTGACGTTCGAACGATGCCCGGTGTACTTTCTTGCATGCGGGACAGGGCGTGAGCCCCCGTCAGCAAGGGCCGGGGCTGAGGTCCATGCGCGTGATGTACGTCACGTGGACCTGACGCTTCAGACGGGCATTCGACTCACTCACTGATAGGTGAGAGCTAGTCACACGGGAGGGACCTATGTCGACTCTGACCATCGCTCAGGTTCGCGCAGCGCAGCACAACGACCTCGACGCCATCACCGCCGTGATCACCGCAACGGAGTCGAGGATCACGCGGCTTGCCTACCAGGCGGCCCAGCGGATGGCCCAGTACGGTGACCGGCTGTCCGAGTACCGAGAGGAGTTCGAGCAGGTGGCGCGTGTGGCCGTCTGGGAGGCGATCCCGCGCTTCGACGGGGAAACGGTCGACGCCTTCTTCGCGTTCATCTACAAGACGGTTGAAGGCGTTCTGATGGACGCTGTACGCAGCGAGCGGAACGGCGGCGCTGGTGCCGACAAGGCGGCGCTCCAGATCTTCGGCCAGATGCTCGTGAAGGCGGACGGCGACCTCTACCTCGCGGAGAAGCTCTGCCAGACCGTACCGCCGAAGGGCAAGCGGCTGAGCGCCGACCGTGCGAACGCTGCCCGGTTGGCGTGGGAGGGGACCGTGTCCCTGGACGCCCCCGCCCCGGTCGCTGACGGCTACGGGGAAGGGGACATCATGGGGGCTCTGGCCGAAACCGTGGCCACGGAGATGGGTATGCCGGAAGATCTGGTGACCGCTGAAGACGTGACCCGTGAAGCGGACCGGGTGAAGCATGCTGTGGTGAACGCCATCCTGGACGTGATGGGCGAGAACCAGCGCGTCGTGATCAGGCACAGCTTCGGCATCGCCGGTCACACCTGCTACGGCTACGGGGATCAGGGCGACGATGAGGCCATGTCGGCCGAAATCGGTCTGCCGGTCGCGAAGATCCGTGACGCGCGCACCAAGGGTCTGAAGGCATTTGCGAAGCGGTACATCAAGGTTGCCGCCAAGAACGCCGACCACGCGCGTGAGCTGGAAGCCGCTGCCGCCGTGAACCTGGGGCGTGGCGGACGCAAGTGATTCCAGCCCACTACGCGGCTGTCGCTAGCTGGTTCCAAACACGGGACCGTGGCGGCAGCCGCGTTTCCTATTCCCGAAAAGAGATCTTCGCTCGCTGGGGGCATCGCTGCTGCTACTGCGACGAACCAGCGGAGCACCTAGACCACGTTCAGCCGGTGAGCCGTGGGGGAGTGGACGAACCCCGCAACCTGGTCCCGGCTTGCGCTGCCTGCAATCTGAGTAAGTCAGATCACACGCTAGCCGAGTGGGCGGCTGATTTTTGAGGCATTCGACTTGCTCACTCCTTAGTGAGGAGGTAATCACATGACCACGTTCACACTCCGGGGCGGGTTCAAGGTCCGAACCCTCCCGCTGGCTGACGGCTCGGTCACCTTCGAGACCGAGAACAGCGGTGGGGACGTAATCAGCACCGTGACGTACAAGCGGGTAGAGGCCAACCGGTTGCTCTCCTCGCTGTGCATGATCAGCACCGGGAGGTTGGTTCATGACGCCGCCTGACACCTGCCCGAAGCAGTGAGGAGACCGATCATGCTGGCAGTTCGCGAGCGAGTACAGGGCAAGACCGACGAGGCGATCGTCTGGCACAAGCCGATTGGTCGGGTCTCGGAAGAGTTTCAGACCATTGCCTGCTCCGACACCGACGGCATCGTTTTCCCGCCGCCGAAGCAGGATGTACCGCTGCACCTGGACAAGCCGGGCGAGAGCTGGTGCCCGGACTGTCTCGCCATCATTCGCGCCGACGCGGTACTAGCAACGCTGCCGGTGCAGCCACGAGACCGATCAGCGGGTGATCAGTGACAAGGCTCGACGCTTCCAGCGAGGGTCTGACGCGTGCCGAGGCTATGGCCGAACGGGCGGACGCGTACCGGCTCGCTCAGGCGCTCATACGCGACTACAACTGGGGCGTACACGAACCGGACCCTGAGGACGTGCTGAACCTCGCTCAGTTCCTCGCTGAAGGTCCTTGACGGTTCTACGACTGCGGGGTCACCTACTAAAAAAGTAGGCGGCCCCATCCAGGAGAGAGAGGGTTTATGAGGGTAACGGTACTGGCAAGCACGGCGCTGAACGAGCATGTCATGCGCCAGGCGTACGGGTATGACGTGTTCGGCTCGCTCTGGCTGACCGACGCTGACGCGCTGGGGGAAGCCGCCGGGCGACTCTGCTACAAGTCCTTCAACCGGCCGAACCCCAACACAGCGCGGAATGCCGACTACATGGCGAACATCCTCCGTCAGGGACATGAGAGCGTCCTAGAGCACGCCTCCGTGACGTTCCTGGCCCAGGGTGTGTCCCGCGCCCTACTCACGGAGCTGACGCGGCATCGACACCTCAGCTTCAGCGTCGTGTCACAGCGCTACGTCGACTACTCGCAGACCGAGCCGGTGATCCCGCCAGCGATCAAGGGCACCGAGGGTGAGGCGGCCGTGACCCGCGCCTATGACAAGGCACTGAGCACGTACGCTGCGCTCGTCCACCAGCTCACCGAGGCGGGACTACCGCGCAAGAAAGCCCGAGAAGCCGCCCGCGCTGTACTCCCCAATGCGGCCCCGGTGGACATGGTGGCTACAGGTAATCTCCGCGCGTGGAGGGACGTGCTGCGGAAGCGTCATTCCGTACACGCGGACGCTGAACTACAGGAATTCGCTGCGAAGATCCTTGAGCACCTGCGGGTAATCGCCCCGAACAGCGTGCAGGACATACCGGCTGAGCCTTACGGAGCCGAATGAAACGCACCGTACAGCTGATCAACAGCGACGGCGACTTGGTAGCTGAGGCGACCCGCGACGGTGAGGTTCTGACTGTGCGGGTACTCATGGCCAACGACGACGAGGCCATACAGGCGCTGCGGGACGTGCTGGTCCCCTTCGCCGGGCACGGATGGGGTACCGCCTACGAAAAGGCGTGTATACTCGTACCCGTAAGCCCCAAGCGAAGGGATAAGCAATGAAGCACACCGTAAGGCTGTTCAACAGCGTCCTCGACCAGATCGCCGAGGTGACCCGCGACGGTGACGTCATGACTGTGCGGGTACTCACGGCCAACGGCGTCGAGCTCGAGGGCTGGACCTACGACTACATCGCCGAGGGGTTCGAGCCGGGCTTCGCCAAGCAGGAAGCTGAGCATCAGGTAAAGAACTTCGAGCGCCTCGGGTTCGTGCGGCAGTAACACAAGTCGGCCCCTGGGAATCCCCCAGGGGCCTTCTTATTGGATGCGGGACATGACAGCGAATACACGCCCCTCGTGGGATGAGTATTTCTTGGCCGGTGCTGCATGGGTGGCCACCCGAGCTGACTGCACACGTAGCCAGGTGGGTGCCATTCTGGTGAATGCGTCGCACGAGGTTCGGGGCACTGGCTACAACGGGGCACCGGCCGGGGTTCCTGGTTGCGCCAGTGCCGGTGCTTGCCCGCGCGGGAAACTGAGCACTACCGAGTGCCCGCCGAACAGTGACTACGCGAACTGTATCGCCGATCATGCCGAGCGGAACGCGATCCGGCACACGCCTCCGGCCGAGCTACCGGGGTCAACCCTGTACGTGACACGGGAACCGTGCCCGGCATGCTGGACGCTTATACAGGCTGCGGGTATCGCCCGGGTAGTAACACCTGAAGGCGCCTTCAAGCGACCGAAGGAGGGGCGCAATGCCTAAGATTAGACTGGACATGGTGGAGATCGGCGAGGTGCAGGAGCACGCGGACCACAGCGATGATGTGCAGGCGGTAGACCGCGTGCAGGGCCCAATCGAGGTCGACATGCCGGAAGACACCTTCCGCTGGATCCGCTGGCTGATGGCGAAGACCGCTGACGTTGTGCAGGACGGACACAAGGAAGAGGGAGAAACCCGATGAGTCAGGTTTGTCAGTACAGCGCGCGGCGTAAGGTGCAGGGCGTTCCGGCCGTGACGGTGTTGGACTACGTACGCGGCAGCCTCAAAGGCTGAGACCTGATCGTTACGAGCGCAGATTTCCCCTGGTAGGCACGTGCCTGCCGGGGGTTTTCTGTGTTCTGGGGCGCCTACTTACTCAGTAGGTGGTTGCTTCGCACTCCGCGCCGCCTTATAGTAGTGCCAACACCGCAATCCGAAGAGGGGGAGAGAGTGAGCATCCGTGCCATAGCCGTTGCCGTCGGAACCGTGGCAACCGCCAGCTTTGCGGCGGCAGTCATCATGGCTAGCCCCGCTGGGGCTCCGACCCTGGCTGACATCCAGCCGACAGCGCCCGTCGTGACGCCTTCTGAGGGGGTCTGGGGGCCCTACAAGCCCACCCCCGGGGCAACCACCCACAGCCCCGACCGTTCGGGCGTCAGAAAGCCGCTCAAGGCTTCGCCTAGCCCCACGGTCGCAAAGCCCAGCACCACGCCGAAGCCGAAGCGGACGGGCAAGGCTCCTGCNGACATCCGTATCAGCTTCTACAAGACGTGCGACAACTTCGCTCAGAAGTGCATTGACGCTGGCAGCCTGACCGCCTACAACACGGCGGCTACCCCGATCCTTGCCGGGCACAACTACATGGGCTACCAGTGGCTCAGCCGTGTGCCTGTCGGCAAGCGCGTGATTGTCGTCTCCGGACCGCTGGCCGGTACCTACCGCGTGTACGCGCACATGACCATTGGGCGTCAGGGTGGTTCCATTCCGTCGTTCGGGTCTGCTAACCTGGTGCTCCAATCGTGCGAAGGCTCCGGAACGGGGTTCAGCCTTCTGCACCGTATCTGAGGGGAGAGAGGATGCCGAAGATCAAGCTGGACATCCTGCAAGTGGGAGCTGTCCAGGTATACGCTGACCGGAGCCTTGACGTGGCCGTTGTGGACCGTGTGCGCGGACCCGTGACGCTCAGGATGCAGGAAGGTGAAGCCCGCTGGCTCTTCGCGTCGCTGGCTGACACCATCAGGTCGTGGCAGAAGGACGACGAGTGACCACCTACTAGCTCAGTAGGTGCGAGACTTCCCCGCTTCGGCGGGGTTTTCTCGTTTCTGGGGTTGCGCGCACTGCTGCGCTGTGCCTATGATGGTGTCACACCGAACGGAAGGGAAGCGAAATGAACCTCTACACCATCACCAGCGAGGAAGGGATCATCTACGAAGGGATCTTCGCCCCCACTAAGCTGGCGGCAGCAATGCAGGTGGCTGAGATCCTTGACCCGAACGACGACATCTTGGAAGTGACGCAGATCGTCTGAGGGTCGGCCCCCGAAAGGGGGCTTTCCTTTTGCCCTGATGATCATTACTTAGCGAAACTAAAGACAATGCCGTTGAGACGCTAGGGTCGGGGCATGAGGATCACATGGGCCATCGAGGGCAAGGGTGCGGGCGGGGCTGACGTGCCGGACGTTGATGCCGCTGCAAGGGCACTGAGCGCCGCTGTGAGGGACGTTTACGGGGCTCTTGATACCGGACGCNTTGCCACGGTCCTAACGGCCGTTCTGGGGCCGCTCAGGGCCTCGATGGTGACTGACGGGCGGTACACGGTCGAACGGGGTAACGAGTGGTCAACTCAAGTCGGGGGAATCCTGGTTGTTCTGTACCCCTGAGCGGTTGCGGTGCCTACGCTGTGACACATGACAGCAACCACGAAGAGAACAGCCGCACTTATCGAGGGACCCATGCGGGAGGAACGCTGGGGCTCCGTGGGTTTCCGGCTGGACGACAAGACAGCGCCGCGAGAGTGCCGAAGGGCGGCCGCCTGGATGATGGAGGCCTTCGGGCTGACGGGACCTCAGTTCCCGGACCTGTCGGATGACGTACAGACCATGGTCAGCGAGTTGGTGACGAACGTGCAGCGACACGCTGGCGACGCGTTCCCGGCGGGGTCCTTCACGCTGTGGCACCCCAACCGCTGGCTGATCCTCACAGTGCACGACAAGGGCCCTTACATCCCGTGGCGGGAGACCTATAGGGGCGTGCGCAACCCCAACGGCTTCGCATGGGGCGTGACCGACATGGACGACCCGGACCCGTCAACCTGGGACGCGTGGGCAGAGTCCGGCCGTGGCCTACAGCTCGTGCGCGGACTAGCCGAACGGCACTGCGGAGAGCTGAGCTGGGCGAGTGACGGTGACCCCGTGATGCCGGGCAAAGTCGCGCGCGTGAAGATGCTGCTGCCTAACCTCTGCTGGCGACACACGTTCCGCGACCCGTGGACCGGGAGGGTGGTCACGGGATAAGCGGAGCCCTGGACAGGCGTAGTGTCCAGGGTCCCGCAGACACACTCTATAGGCTTGCGCGGAACGGCGGATCTGTGTAACATGCCTCCTGCTGTTCCGGCCGGATTCGTCACCCGGCTAGCGTCTACCCCCAGTAGCGGAAGAACAGCGGATAGCCCCGCTTATCGCTTCGTGCGAGAGCGGGGCTTTTCCTTGCCCGCATTCTCGGCGGTGCCGCTGCGCCGATACACGGGATCATCCTGGGGGAGGAGACAGGGGCTTTTACCTGGTCGGCTGGACAGTGCTTAGGTGTCTCCATACCATTGGATACGTGAACACGTATGCAACTGGACTGAGCGCACGCCGTAGACGCATACTGCGGATCATGAGCGATGCTATCGAGGCGTCACCAGACGACCTCATGGATATCTATGCCCGGAAGTCGGTCGCGTTGAAGGGCCGACGTGGGGAGCTGTCGCCCAACGCTCAAATTCAGCGGGGGCGGGATTGGGCAGCGTGGAACAACCTGAAGGTACGGAAGGTCTGGCAAGACAAGCTGTCGGCCTCCAAGAAGGATGTTGTCCGGCCGGACTACACGAAAGCACTTGAGGCGCTGGCCAACGGGGAGATCAAAACTCTCTGGTGCTACAAGCTGGACCGGTTCGACCGGCGAGGTGCGTTGGCAGTGCTCCGGGTCCTGGAGAACCTGGAGGAAACCGGGGCAAGGATCGTTTTCGGGGAAGACGGGCTAGACAGCTCCAATCCGGACCACCGCCGCATGATCATGTGGAAGGCTGAGGATGCCCGCGACGAATCGGACCGCATCAGTAAGCGGGTCACCGACACGAAGGCATGGCAGCGCGATCACGGCGAGTGGGTATCCGGCAAGGTGCCCTACGGGCTGAAGGCGGACGAAAACAGGAAACTTGTCGAGGACACGTCACCCGCACGGCCGGACCATCCCAAATTCGGCAGCAAGGCAACCATTGCGAAACGCATTTTCCGCATGGCGAAAACCGGCGAGTACAGCCTCCGGGACATTGCCCGCTGGCTGGATGACCACCAGGTACCCTCGCCGACCGGGAAGACATGGCACGCGAACACGATCTACCGCATCATCACGAACGCTGCCTACTCCGGATGGCAAGTGCACTGCATCGGGAACCAGCGCGGCGTGATCTACCGCGACAAGAAAGGCCGTCGCGTGCGTGTCGGCGTGCGCCTGGTGGACGATGCCGACCGGGAAGCCGCAGTGCGCGCCATCAAGGGGCACACGAAGGTCTCTCAGACGTTCAGGGGCCGTGCCGCGCACTTGCTGACCGGCCTGACCCGGTGCGCTTGCTGTGGCCGCGCTGCGCCCGTTTCTGGCCGTTCCTACACGTGCACGTCTGCCTTGCACGCTGGCACGCGCTGCCCTGCACCGGCTTCTGCGTTCCGGCCCCCGCTTGAGGATTACGTAGTTAGCCGCTGGTTCGCACGGCTGACGAACGCCGACGAAGACGATCCGCTGTTGAAGGTCGTGGCGGAGCGCTGGGCGGCCCTCACACGGCCTGAAGAGACGGCGGAGGTACAGGAAGCCGTAGCCATGCTGAAAGCCGCTGAGAGCACGCTTGAAAGGCTCCTGAGGGACCGTCGTGACGGACTGTACGAGGGTCCAGCGGCGCGGTTCTTCGAGCCTGCGTACAAGGACGCAATGGCAGAGTACAACAAGGCACAAGCCACGCTGCGCAAGCTGGGCGGTGACACTGGCGTTGATATCGGTTTCCTGCTGGATGCTGAGACAGCGCGGGAGGCGTGGAAAGACGCAGACCTTGACCTGAAGCGTGATCTGCTGCGGTTGGCGATAGACAAGGTGCTCATCAAGAG